GCGATTGTGGTGCTGTCTAGTGCTTCCCGAGAACCCAGTATCGAACCAAGGTCGGTGTCCCCCGCTGCCGCAGAAGTCGAACCAGAGCCGAGAGCCATGTGGGACATCACACTTTTAGTGGTGCCTTTCATACGCGAAGCAATGAACGCCAGTCCGGCGTTGACTACGAGGTTTTTGACCTCGCGCTGATCTTTTACATTCCCGGCCTTGTCCTTTAGGACGATGTTAAGCTGACCGGAGAGCTTTAAGTTTTCGTTAATCACAACGATATCTCCTAATTGATGGTGCGGGAAGCACCGACGAAGTCTTCCGCAAAGTAGGTTGGGTCAAATGTAAAACTCTGACTCAGAAGTGACCCCGCGTCGGTAAACGAGGTCGTATCGGACGGGTACCTGCCGAAGCTCAAGACACTTACGTCTGCAACACCCATAAGGTCTGTACGTTGTTTAAAAAACTGAATTTCTTGGTCGTCCAGAATGGAAGCAGCCCCGTCGATATCGTCCGTAGCGTACACCCCATCCGTGACAGCTTTCGAAGCGTCGTGCCGATAGACGTCGGCTAAGTTTGCTGCGTCGGCTGCGTTTTTACCAAAGGCGCGTTGCGACAGGTCAGCAGCGAGCGAGATATCCGCTTTAGTTAGTCCGACCGAGAGCGTATTAACCACGTCAGTGATAGTATTGGCATCGGAAAGTACTTTGCCGGGGTGGAGCTTAGCTGCGTCGTCAGCAGCTTTGAATGTGTCCCCGAGGGACTTTTGGATGTGTGCGGCGTAAGCCTCTGCAACTACAGACGGGTTCTGGAAATTCTTACCAAACGCTACAAAGTCGATGCCGTCGCTGAGTGCCGCGCGGTCTGATAACGCCTTCATAAACGCATTAGTCGCGGCGTCAGCCGCACCCGCGTCGTCGGTCAGCGTTTTAAAGAAGTTTAATACCGCCGCGTCGGACGTACCCATCCCAGCGTTCACATAAAATTCGTCAAACAACGAAGTGAACAGTAAAAAGTTTCCTGTTTGCGCCGCTGCCACAATTCGGTCGGGGATTGAAAAACTCGCAACGCTTTTAAGCTGCGTAAAAGTAGCTTTAATCTGAGCTATAAATTCTGCGGATTTCAGCTTCATGCGAAGTCTTCCCGAATTTTAAACTTTAGTTTATCGTAGAGGGTTTCTCGGAGACCCGACCCCCGGACGACCTCAAGTTCCCCTTCGTACGCACCCGCCTCTTGGTCCAGATCGGTTGCCTGCCACTGCAAAACGGCTTCCCCCGTGTCCGCAGTTTCGGGGTTTATGTAGAGGCCGCGAGAAAACAGCACTGTATCTTCCCCAGCCGCACGAAAATGCAGGGTTACGGTGCCACTGGTAAGATCAACGGCGGCACCTGAGTCCTCTTCTGTCAGGGTTATTTTTATCTGGGGGCCGGTATCCCCTTGGACGTACTTGTATGTCGAAGCCATCTATCTTCCCCCCCGCGCTGTAGCTCGGTCAAACCCGACGCTCACAACGCGTAAGTTTGCACGTTGGGTGTCACGACCGCTCGCCGCGTCCATGTGTTTGTAAAACTCGCTCTTATAATAGAGCGCTAGTTCGGGGTTGGACCATTCTTTACCCGGAACTACTGCGAGCCGCCAAATGACGCCGCAAGCAATGGAGCGTCCGTGAGTTTCATAGATGAAGTCCTCAACCCCTGTTGCGGATAGGGAAGGCTTCAAAACGCCCGTGCCTTCGAAAGTGTATTTCTTATCAGGAGTGGGGAAAAAACGAATTTGGTTGTCTTGGTAGAGACTGTAGAAACTTGGTGCGGCGTTATCATGCGTAGACGGTAGGTGAAAGTGCCGGTCTGTTACGCGCCTAGTCACGGCTCCGTCTACATACAATGCAAGAATGTTCTCAAGCACAGCGCCGGTTGGAACATCAATCTCGTAATCCGAGGTATTTTTGCTGGTGAAGTCTGGCTCGATGTCAAACCTCCACAGCCCACTGCGTCCGATGAACTCAGCCGCCGACTCCTGCAAGTGGGCCTGCATAACAATCTCTGGGCAACCCGGAACGTAGGGTTGTACATAAGGGAAAAAGTTCTCCCATGTCGTTGCCATACTAAGTCACCGAACTTCTAGGAGTTGGCATAGTCGCCACGTCAGCCTGTGTTTTAGCCCCGATTGCGGCGTTGAACGCTTGAAACGCAGCAACCGCTCGCTGCTCATTTGCACCATACTCAGCGTCTTTCGAATACGCTCGGTACAAAATCCAGTCCGTGATGGGGGTGAGGTAGATGTCGTCTAGTTTAATCGTCTCTGTGTTAGAGCCAGCGGGGTTTAAATCAACCTCCGAAAGACTGTGAGCGCCCGGAGCGTCGGCGTAAATCACCTCTAGTTGCGCTGCACTTGTAGCGGGTGGGTAGACGTAAAACTGCTTCGGGTGTCGGGGGTCATACGTGTAGTGCTGAATGTTTACAGTCTCGGTTTCTGCATGCCAACTAGGGCGCTGGTCATCCAAAACGCTACGCGCAACTAGGCGAACAACCTTTTTATTAGAAGTGCTAAGCATGTTTCGGGTGACATCAAGTAACTTCAGCGCTGAAGTGAAACCGCCGTTTGCAGCGTTCAAGGTCTGTTTGGTCCCTGCGGCGCAGGTAAACGTAGCGCAGACAGCGTTAGCATCAGGGCGCATAAGGACGATACTCAAGTAGGCTTCGTTGAGCCACTTTTGAAGTTCGGTACGCGGCCAACGAACGCTTGTGTCCTGTAGGATAATTTCGACGCGGGAAATAACGTCAATAACTTTGATAGTAGCCATCAGTAACCCCTTTACGGTTGTGAGAGGGGGATTGCGCCCCCTCCCATTGAGTCAGTGATTAGCTGGCCGAGCCGACAAGGGCAGTTACCAGTGCTTCATCCTTAACAACTTTTCGGCCATAGACCGCGAGTCCGCGCACCTTATCGCCAAAGTCAGTTTGGTTACGAAGCTCCTCCACCTTGTTGATCTGCGAAGCAAACGAACAAGCATGGCTTGTGCCAGCAACCATCATACGGCGAGCCTTGGCGTTAGCGACCGTGGCACCGCTGCTTGTAGCTGCAAGACCGGAAACAAGCGCTTTGCTCGCTTGGCCTTTCGGCAGCAGGTTGGACACATAGACAGTAAAGCGGTCCAGCATACCGATCTTGCCGGTACGAATGGTGCTTGACTGATCACCTGTAAAGTACGCTTGAGCGATGTTTGTTTGCATGAGCAACTGACGATCTCGGGGTGAAATAATCAACCAGCGCCCGTCTTCTGGGATATTCTGCTCGTCAAGAGCCGAAGACATCATCAAGATCGTGTTAAGCACGTTCGCAGGAGTTGCTTGGTCAACGGGGGCAGTATCAGTGCCCAAGTTGTAAGCGCCTGAAATCGCACCGCCTGATGCACCTTTATTTAACGCGTTTGCGCCTGTGGTGACGAACCAGTTGAAGAAACAGTCTTCTTCGATCTTAATTTTCAACTGCTTTGCTGCATCGTCGGTGAACATGTTCATAAGGTCCATGTCCGCTTGGTGCGCAAGAACGTCGTTGATTTGAACATCGAAGTACTTTGCTTTGTCGATCTGCATATCTTGGAAGATCGGCGCAGGGACTTCAGAAGTCAGGGTAGTACCGGCCCCAGCATAGTCGTTAATAGTAATCGACGGTGTGGTGCGAATACGAATTGTATCGCCTTGGTTGGCGATCTCGCCTTCCCAGTCCGTATTGGACACTTCAGCAAGCATAGTGTTCGCATAGAACTTAGCGTTCAGTTTTTGCGACCAAAGTTGAGGGATAAAACCACCCGAGTAGGATGGAGTTGTGTCGAAAGCGCCGGAGCTTACGACGGGGAATACAGCAGCCATTTTGGCCTCCTATTGAGTTAATAATCCTACCCCAACGGCTGCTTACATGTTAACACATTCAAGTACGAACGCGACCTTCCAAGTACGCAGCAGTTAGGACTGCTTCAAGTTTCGCGGCCTCATCAATCTGCCCCCGAGTGTTCAAAACACGTATCTTGTCCCATCCCGCTTGCAACTCACGTGCATTAAAGATTTTATGGTCCTTGCCCGTGGTCTGCGCTCTCGGCGAATTGGCAGAGCGATTTGGCGTAACCTGTTTCTCAAGTTCGAGTTGGCGTTGGTCCCGTGGCGCTACGTCTTTAGTAGTTAGGGTTTTCCTCCACAGGCCCACATAATGTGCTACTGCTTCGGCGTCACCATTTCTAAACGCAACCCCGGCTTGATCACGGCGCGGTCCACGTGACATGGGATCATGCTCGTTTAACCACGTTATCCATCGTTCATCCTTGTCGACGTCGGCAAAGTCAGGAACAAGCTGTGCCAGTTTTTGACTAAACCCTACTTCTCCAATTTTATTACCAGTTTGTGCAAGTTTATCTTGCAACTCCTTGATAACCGCCTCTTGCTGCTCAAACCTGTCTTCGTATCCTTGCGAGACATCTTGGGCAACTCGACGCTGAACTTCGATCAATTCTTCACCGAACTCGGCTCGATCTTCATCGGTCACATAACTGACTTTCTCCTTCGACTTCGTCGGTTCTCTCGGCGTCTCAACTTTAGCCTCTTCCAAGGCAGTCAGTTTTGAGTTCAAGTCCCTGATTTGCTGATGCAATCTGGGAACCTCTGCATCGTACTTGCCCTGTAGGGTGTTGTACTTTTTCGCAAAGGTTTCTTCCTCTACGTCCGTCGGCGACATGTCAGTCGACTTCACTTCAACAGGCTCGGCCACTTCTTCCGTGTCAGATGGTACTTCTGCTTCAGTATCCGGTTCCCCGTCAGACTTATCAGCCTTCGGGTTCTTCTGGGCTTCCAGCGTTTTCTCTAGTTCTTCCAGTTCAACAAGCTGAGCTTGTACCTGTTTTGGTAAGGCCATTCGTTTCTCCTAAAGCACCAACTCTGTTTTGCAGCGCCCGAAGGTATGCTGCTCCCGTGTATGGTCCGCTTCTATACTCACTCCTAAGAGCGTTTATCCGCTTTGGGCGCTTCTTCAAGCGCCCTCAACAAATCTTCAAATGCTTCAGCGCGTCCTTGCAAGCGGTGTATTTTTACCGTGTCGCCCGCATGTACTAGCTTCTGCTTGGCTTCCTCTAATTCGGTCGCCCACAACCTAACTAACGCCTCATTCCCCGGTTCTCTAAGTCTTATTAGAGCGTGTACCGCTTGGGCTTCGGCGCTATTCAAGTCGATCATAGTACCAGATTAACTGTTATCTGTTTACCTGTCAACACATAGAGGTTTCGTGTATTACCCCTTGGTCATTAATGTCTTGAAATGTGTATGAATGTCATCAAGTAGCTTCCCCTGATATAGAGCAGTTGAACCCGCCCGAAACGACGACCGATGTTAGGCGCGTAACCGTTACCATTACTTTAGCGCCCTTTACTTCACCGTAATCTTTACACGCTTGCTCAGTCGCAAACCGTTGGTTATCTTCGAGGATGTACCTCTCCCCCGTCGGAAACATAATGAGGAATGATAAAACCCAGATATCCACTACCGACCCTTCGGTCGCGGACTTATCGTATTATCCTGTCGACCGCCTACCGGCGCACCATCCTCTTGGATATTAGCAGCCTCTTGCGCAGCATTTTGCTGCTGCATAGCCAATTGTTGAGCTACAGCTTGCTGCTTTTCCACATCCTCACGCGAAGGTACAAGTCTATCAATGTTCGTATTAAGGTTGCCCGCAAGGTCGCGGAGCAACTCAGCCGTCCCCGGTAAGCCAACAATCTGCTGTGCAACCGGGCTTTCCAGAACAAGACGGAGGAAGTCAGTCTTACGGACAGCTTCAGCTTCTTTAACGACCAACGACATTGCGCCTCGTGCCATAATTTGTACATCACCAATTAAATCCGGGTCTTTGGAGTACCGTAGGTTTCTCTGATACTGGCGCTCAAGCATGGGCGTAAGCACGTCAAAATCCACGTTACTGATTACTTGTTTTATGCTCTTACCAGCGTTCGACATCAGCATAGACAGCCCGGAGGACGTTCGCCCCGCGCCCGGAACATGCTGCCCCGTCATATAACGGGGGATGCCTGACACTTCATCGGCGATTTCCATGAAACGATTAAACACACCCATAAGTTCGTGTGCGTTTGAGTTAGGTTGGAAAAACGTCATTGGGGGTGAAGAATCCCCGTACTCTGACTGTTTGAACTGCCAAATCTTCCAAGGATACATCTGAGTGATGTCCTCCCCGCTTGGTAGGCGGCTCACATTAACGCCAACCTGCGGACCTGATGAAATACCCATGTTGTTAGCAAGCGCCCGAGCAGAGGCGTTGCACATATTCTGCGCATCCATACATAAGTCAGCGACCCCGTTGCCGTCGATACGGCCCGGAATTTTCTCGAAAGAAGTAACATAGTAAGGCTTTCGCCCCAGTGGATCGTAATTCAGGACCGCCTTTATTACGGTGTTGTCGATCATCCAGACTTCGCAGGGGTAAGACCTCTGCGCATCTTCTATTTCAGCCTCATCCATGCCCCATTCAAGGAGCATACCGCCGGGAATTGTATCCCATAACTGAATAGCAGCAACCACGTCATTAGCCGATTCATCAAAGTCTTTATTGCCGAGTTCTTCAATCTCACTATCGTCGTGTTCTAGCCAGTCAGAGCCGCAGGAGCCAAAATCAGCCAGCAGAGAACGCACCGCGTCCTGATCATAACCATCTACGCCAAGCATCGCTTCGACATCATCACGGGTTAGGTGGTGAAGCTCTATAACAGCGACAGACTGCACATCGTCGCCCCAAGGCGACCAATAAAATTTATAAGGGTCAACACGTTCCCACTCATCACGCAGCACGTCTACAGCAGCGAGACCGCCATCGACGTACTTCAGCGTCTTTCGTTTACGGGGTGTCGGACCCCTCATAACAGCAAAAGGGAAGGTCGCGATGTCGTTGGTAAACTCAAACAGAGCTTTGGTGAACCCGCCTTCTGCAAGCTGGTCCTCCATTTTCTTCTCCATGCGCTCGACGCGCTTCTCTGCCTCATGCTTTAGCGCCCTCATGGCGGTGTCTTTCATCCCGCCAGCGAGTTGCTTTAGCTCCGCAGGGTTCGGCGGTGCGCCGCCCTCGATGTAAAACTGTTGTAGGTTCTGCTGCAAGATAGACTGCATGTGCTGCGCGACATCTGGCGGAACCTCTGGGATCGGCGTAGCACTTAGGGACCAAGGTTTGTCTGAACCCTGACCCAGCAGCGTATCACGCAACCACGCCGTCGCCGTGCGACATTTTGCGCTGACGATGCCCATAAAAATCTCGGAACCGCCTTGGTCCTTGATTTCAGCAAGTTTCGCAGGCTCGTACTGCATATTTCGCGCCCGAACACACTTACTCAGCCGGTCTTCTATACTCTCTCGGTGGTGGTCGCGCATGACCTCCCAGCG